ATGTGGTAAGTTGGCACGGCATTTTGTCGGACAAGATGCTTGGAGAATAATGTATGACAATGTGACACAAGTTGGCACGGCTCTTGTATCGGGCGGTAATCGATTCGATTACTGACTTACTTTTTAGACATGAAAAAACCCCCACCCCTTTTCCAGGGTGGGGGGGCGTGACCAATACAAACAACTCAACTATGAACTTTGCAGGAGTAACCCTTGCTCCCGCAAATGCTTTAACTGCGACTGCAAATCTTTGATTGATGAAACTCGGCCACAGGCGTGAACACGCGCCTCTCCAACCGTGTCCTGGCTAATGGCATCATCACTCTCTGTGTCCACCCAAACCTCCAGGTTCTCCAGTATGGCCTGAAAGAGTGTGTCAGCCTCGCCGCCTGTCTTAAAAACAAACGGCGCAACATCGCTTAATTCCAACTGTGGTAGTTTTTCGTCCATTAATATCCCGCACTGCCGGTCACCGGCTCAACGCCTGTGCGCCCGATGGTCGCATTCTCCTGTTGCTGTATCTGGAACTGCAAATTCTTGGAGTACGCCTGGTACATCGCAGCAAAAAACTCGTCGCCGCCTTCACCGCCTTCGCCGGCGCCTCCAAGTTTTTCCTGTATCTTGGGGTTGTTGGCTTCCAGCTCGGTCAGGAACTCGTAACGCATTCCCGCAGTCGGATCCGCAGAGTCCTGTATCATGCCTGGCTCAATGCCGTTCATCATCATCGATACATCCTGCTTCACTTCGTTGCGGATCTTCTCTGTAGCCTGTTGCCGAGGCACTATCAAATCCTCTGCCATCTCCGGTGCCACCAGGCGCGTCTGGTACTCGATCAGCTTGTCGCGACTCAACACACCTCCCACATCCTGTGGCACAAGGAAATTGGCAATCGTCTGCAACCGTTTTTCAACCAGCCCAGGATTCATCGCTTCCGCCACATCGAAACGCAGAATGAAATCGAAACTCATCATCTCATCCATGATGGGCATCTCTGTTCCAGTGATCCGCATCATCTCTTCCGGTGTCATGTACTGAATGCACAAATGATAAATCTGCCGGTAGATTTCCGCCCAGGTGCTTAACCAGTTGTTAACACTCCGTTGCTGCTTGGCTGTCGCCGCTTCCATCGAGTTGCCAACATTGGGGAACCCGTAATAACGATCCTGCTCGCGCTTCACCAGCTCGATGAACGTGAAGGCTGTTGTCGGATCCTTGGGCGGTGCGTCCAACCATTTCACATCGTCCATCCGGTTGACCGTGACAATCGATCCAGGGCCAATCTGGCCGAAACGATTGGCTACCCTGGCATTCACCAGAAGCGAGGGCAGTGTGCTGAAACTTGTGTGGTCATAAATCGAATCAATTTGCGCCTTCAACTCTTTCTGGGCACCCTCACTAATCTCGGCCACTCCGCGACTCTCGGTCACCTTGCGCCTCACGTTCTCCCGCCGGTAAACCACAAAGGGCATCTGGCCATGCGCGTAATCAACCAGGAAATGTTTCCCGTAAAGCGGTTCCTGACTGTTGGATGAGTCCACATAAGGACTGATCACTGTGCAGTAAATTCCTGGGATCCCGTTGGTGTCAATCGAGCGAGTGTAAGCATACACCACCTCAACCAAGTTCGACCTGTCATGGACACCATTATTAATAGAAAACGAACTGATGGTGCTTCCAAACGCCTCATTGGTACTAGACTTGCCGGCAGTCGCCAGGATCTGCTCCACAAAATCCTCACTCCAACCCTCGCTCTTTATTTTACTACGCACCTCCACCTCGGTCATCAGTTGCCGGCGGAAGACTACCCGCGCATTCTGCAAATCATTTCCACTTGTCTCCGGTGGCCAGCAAACATCCTCTAAACATTTGAGCGCCGTAATGCTCGGCCTGTTGCTCGCCTGGTAAGGCACCGGCACCGTGGTTTCACCGTTAACCCTCAATTCCTTGACCATGCGCCTGGCCTTGACCCTGCCCACGTTCACCATGCCAACCAGGATATCCACAGCTTGATCCTCCGCTGTCTCGTTCTCAATCAACGCCGGCAGCTCGCTCATTATGTTTTCTTCCGGAATATTCTCGGCCATCGCCACCAACTCATCAAAGCGCACCTTCACCGGCTTCAAACCATCGCTCTGCTCCCAGTGAATGAATAACACACTTAACCCGTATTGCTGGCCCCACTGCGCCAAAAGTTCCGCCTCACGGTTCAGCTCGTTGTGCAACGCATTATTCTTGGCCCAGTTCATCAGTGTCATGGCATTGCTGGCCACTGGGCCATCATTCATCTCCACTCCACTGATCTTGAGCGTGGCCCTCTTCAATGAAGTCATCAGAATATCACACTGCGTGTTAATCACTTCATCCACATGAAACACCCGTGCATCATGCGCTCCCTCAAACGGAAACGCCTTGCTGCCCTCATTCAGATTCTTGGAGTACTTTTTTCCATCCGTACTCTGACCGTCCCACTTCGCGTACCGTATCTCATCGTTGTCCGCCAATCGGGTCAACGAATAACCATCACTGATTGCCCTGCGAAATTCGCTCACTAACTCTGCCACTTCCGGTTTGTCACCGGCCTTCGCCAAATTATCCTTGTATTCACTCATCGTATTCCTTGTAGTTTCCTTGCTCGTCCAACTTTAAATGTTTCAATAAATCCTGCCTGTAATATCGGCACTCACTTCGCTCTGTTGTTCCTTGTAACTTGTAAACCTTCACCAAATTCATCTTACGAATCCTGTCCAGATAATGAGGCTGCAACCCCGTCAGCTCCAGCGCCTGGCTCTTGGTCAGGAGCGGTGGGTACTCCTTCAATAGGAACCTCCCGCGCTGACAGCCGACACCGCCGCATCCATGTAACAAGGATCCATCACCGCTATATACCTCAACGTGTCAGGCGGATCCTTTGTCGCCCCGTCCTTCTCAACATTCTTCCATTCGTTCATACAATAAATCAGATTCTGACATTCCTCGCTAATATACAAACCAGGCTCGTTCATCTTTGTCACCGGCTCATTCTCATTATAACTCAACCACTCGTTAATCGTCGCCACTCCCTGCTCAATCCTAATCCCCGCCGATGGATCAACGTGCATCCCAGCCACATTCAACAAATCAATGATCGATGTGCCACCTTCCTTGCCCACTACCTGGCTCGCACCAAAGCGCGGATCTATATATCGCTGAAAAATCTCCTCACCTTCCTCCAACCGAGTAATCAACTCTATAATCTGCTCAACACCCAGTACCACATCCAGTTTCTGCGCTGTTCCAACCTTCCCATCCTTACCACCACTGGTTGCCCACTCTCCAACATCCACATCGGGCCATTCACGATAAACAAACTTGCGACCCTCTTCATCCACTCTTAACCAGATAAAAAACCAATTCTTGTTCTGACCAGGATCTATTCCCAGATAATTGGTGCCCTTGCGCGGTATATCTTCCGCCTTAACAATGTTATGCCTCCCAAACTGCGGGAACATCGCTCCTGCCGTGTTATCAGCCCATCCATATGCCCGTATCTTGATCTCACTCCTGGGCCGGCCTTCCAGTTGCCTCACCATCTGCTTCCACGGGTTGTACGGGTTATGCTTGGTATGAAACCAAACCACAGATGAATTCTTGAAAGGATGACTCGCTTCAACCGGCATATGTCCTATCGGAACACCCTTCACGTTTTGCCCAGGCAAAAGTTCGCTCTTCTCCGTTTCTGTGATCTGTGCGCCAGCCAGGTAATCATTCACCACAGGCGAATAACCCGTTATCGGCGTGAACGTCACCACCATCTTGCCACCGCCCTTCTCCGATCCGCGCCTTGTCACCAGCCGATACCGCAATGTCTCGATCCAATCCAATGCCGACTCATCTATGGCCTCATCTATCCAGCAAGCCGTGATCTCTCCTCCCTCAACCACCCTTTTCTCCTGCGCGAAATTTAAAAACGTCATCATCGAACCGTTCGGCCCCAACAAAGCATTCATCGCATACCCACCCTTTGTACCAAAATTTATGTTGCAGTACTTCGTCTTCTTCAACGCCTTCCACTCAAGCGGAATGTACTTGTCAATCAACGGCTGTTGCATCTGGATCGAACTCATCGATGTAGTGTGCAAACACCAAATCCTGGCGTTGGGAACGGTCTTCATCAACTGCACCATCCTCTTCGCCGCCCACTCGCTCTTTGAGGCTCTGTTACCACCCAAAACACACAATTCATCCACCTTCTTCAATGCCGCATCCGCCCGTTGCCAACACGGCGGCTCATACCCATGCACATACGGATTATCCCGCTCTAACCGGATCTTCTCCTCGCGCTTGAGCAAATAATCCCGCACAGCCTCCTCTCCGTTGGCCTTAACCAAATCCAACAGCTCATCATCACTGGGCAACTCCAAAACTGGGTGCTTCGTCGGTTTCCAACCTTCCTTCATCGATCCTCCAACCTGGCCTCCAAATCTATTATCGTCCGCAAACACTCCCTCACAAAACGCTCACTCTCCTCACTCGCACTCACCGCATCCCTAAACCCTTTTGGATGCGCCTCCATCAGATCGCTCGTCCGATCCAGCCTCACCGCCACGCAACCGATCATTAGAATCAGCCAAAGCATCAGCAATAGCCTCATCCACCCTGCCCATCTTGCGCTTGCGCCTCGCCTCAACTGTTCCACGCCGAATGTTCCTCTCCAACATCTCACCCAATCGCCTCAACGCCGGTATCGCTTTTAATAACGCTATTATCCATGCCATCCGCTTTTGCTCCTCTAAATCGATATTCCTGACCCGTTAACTTAATGTATTCTTCCTGCAAAATCGCTTCCCGCTTCTTCCCGTTGATCACTTTGCGCCTTAAAACAATGTTCAAGCCCTGAAGCCGCTGCACCTCTGCCATGATCTGCATCATCCCATCCTCGGACTCCTGGCCACTATCCATCCACCCGCCGAATACTGTACCGGCACTGTCATCGGAGCTTTCATCAACGGCTTGTCTTCCGGATCACATATCACATCAATCTTGTTCCCATTCACCACCATCCGGATTATCCTCTGGTTCAGACAGAAGT